AAATAAGGCGAAAGGTTAAAGTCTGTTGGACTTGGCATATTTCTCCCTAAAACTCAATTACTAATTTAATATTCTCAGTTTGGTCGGATGCTCTTGTTATTGGTGCTCTATTTTCAATATATAACACATCACCTTTATGTCTGTCCAACTCTGATCCTTTATAACCATTAGTAAACGTAATTTGGTCGGCAGTTTCACTTGCAACTGAACTTGGAGTTCCTGTAGCACTTGAAGTTGCTCCTGTAATAACGTTTGCTCCGCTAAACGCTGTTAAATTACCATTACTATCAAGACCCTCATCATTGAATCTAGTTTGTATGTAATGTAATATTCTATTAGTAGCGTCCCACTCAACAACTTTTCCTACAGCACCTGTTGTCGCTTGAGATATTTTTTCATCTACTTGAAAAGTTCCTGGAGTTGGTGATGAAGCAAATCTAACTGCTTTTGTTGCTCTTAATGTTGTAGCGCTAGCAGCTGTTCCACTAGAATATGGATCTCTTATTAATACTATTCTTCTAAAATCGTTTTCAGAAGTGAAATCTCCAGTATTTGAAGATTCCGTTCCTTCTAAATTTACGTTTAACATTACAAAAAATCCACCCAATTCTTTTACAGCATCAAAACCGTGTCCGCCTTTGTGTTCTACAATACAATCTAATTCAGCACCTGATAAACCTGTAGCACCAGCAGAAACTATATCTGCATTACGAATATAAGCAATAGTATAACCTGTTCCTATATTTGTAACAGTAACTGATGTTACTGCTCCACCCGAAACCACAACTGTAACTGTTCCTGAAGAACCATCTCCACGAATTGGAATACTTGTATATGTTCCGTTTGTTCCACCTGAACCAGCAGATTTAATTTTTACAATGTTGATAGCGCCATCTACAGCAGCGGATGATACTGTAGCATTTGTTGCTACAGCCATAAAATCTGTTGATAAAAAATTTGCTTGTTGTGAAGCTGTCAAAGTGTACATATATTTCCACTTATAACCATCAGCTGTTGTTATAATATTAATAGAAGTTCCTGTTGGTTCTGTTGTTGAAGCAGAATTGTTATTATTGTTTAAACATTTATAAACATTTCTATCTGCTGTTAAAACATAAAAAGTAGCATCAAATAAAGTTGTTGCACCACTATTTGAAGTTTGAGTTGTTGTTGTTCCTGTAATTCTATTGCCGTAATCGTTTCTATAGATGTCGTAAGTTGTTCCTGTTGTCCAGTTTCTTCTAGGTATTACATAAGATACGTCTGATGCTGTAATTTTTTTTACAGCAAGCAAATCATCATATGTATAAAATTCTTCCGATATACTATCTGCTGGAGTTATAGATGCACTATCTGTTCCTTGATTATCTGTTCTTAGATCACCTCTTGTTTGTGTTGCAAATGGTTGAGGTCTACCTATTCCTAGATAATAAAGATTAGACGCTGGTTCAGAAAAAGATTCTGCAAATTGTTCACTATTGTGTATTCTAAATTTATTTGTTATAATTGCTGGCATATTTAATTTCTTTAGTTATATTTATACAAGTTTTTCAAACTTATTATTATTTATACTCATTTATGGTATGGTTATCGTAGTGATTTCGGAAGGCATAGTTAACTTGGTTTTAATACCTCTGCCTAAATTACTCGAAGAAAATAAAAGAGTATTATCATTACCGTCCAATGATGTTTTAGTTCCAAATGTAACATTATTACTTAATTCTGCAATAGAATAATTTGTTCCGGATAAAGCAAAAGTTTTAAAAATTTCTCTATTAATAGTTCCATATCTGGGGCCAGCATAAACAAAACCGTTATTAACTTTAGTTCCATTAATAATACCTCTTACTCTAGATTCTACAGAAATGCCTATAGGAGCTCTTTTTAAAGTAATATCTCTAGTAGTATTTGAGAAAGGAGATATAGTAGATGTGTTTAAATCTGCTTTAATACCTAATTGAGAATTTGCTCTTAAAGTTGTACCATCATCTATAGTACCTAATCTTCTACCAAATATTGTAGAAAATAAAGTATTAAGAATACTGAATAACGGCTCTTCTGATTGTAAAGATACAGCACCTATTATAGGAAATCTAACTTTAACATTTAGTCTTGAATTAATATTAACTTGACCTGTAAGATAAAAACCTGATGTGTGCATTGTTTTTTTGAAAGTATCTCTCCATTCTGTTATAGAACGGCCAACTTTTATAACATAAGAAAAATCTTGATAATATAAAGAGTCTTGTATTCTTATAGTATTTTCAGAAACAAATCCATCTTCATTTATATAAACTCCTTCGGTATTAGCAATTGAACCAATATTCAAAGATGCTGTGGCTGAATTTGATCTTGCAATTGTACCTGTAGCTCCTGATGAACCTCCAGATATTGTTAAATTTTGTGTTATAGTTCCTGAACTATTTTTTAATACTAATAATCCTGTATCTTGATTATAATTAACAACAACTGCTGTAACCGAAGTACTAGTAGTTACTGTTTCTCCTTCTATGAAAATTCCTGAAATGTTTGTTAATATTAAATTTTTATATAAATTTAAAGTAGGAGGTGTTGGAGAATTTTCATAACCTTTACCATATTCTAATATTTTCAAATCTAATACATTACCAATAGTCGTAGTGTAAGCTTTTAAAACTGCATTATTACCTGTTGATGAAATAGTTATTGTGGGTAATTTTGTATATCCACTACCACCATTATACAGATAAACATCTGTTATATCTCCTATACCTGTACCAAATTCTTGTACAAATTTATTTCCTGAATAAGTATCTTCTTGTGTTGTCGCTTCTTCTAAAGTGATTCTGTCGTTTGAACCATCTTCTAAAATAATACCACCATTAACTATTGAAATAAATCCGGCCGCACCCGATCCGTTTGTATTTGTATTATCAAAAGTTAATTCATCGCCTATTGAGTAACCCAAACCAGGATTATCAATTATAATTTCAGAAATACTACCTGAACCTATAGACTTAGTTTGTACTATAGCCCCTTCACCTCCTCCTACAATAGATACATTTTCAGATTCTTCGTGCAAAACTCCTGAATTTGTTATTGTATGTGAAATAGGAATTCCTGTAATTGTTGCTTTAATTAAAATATCGTCTGTGTCGTTTACTGTTCCATTGATTTGTTCTCCAATCAAAAATGTTCCTTGAATACTATCTTCGTTTAAGATAAATTCAGAAACAGTATTAGATCCTATTAGAAATTTACTTACGTTTTCTACTACTGCGGTTGCACCGGAAGTTTTACCAGTTATAGTTCTTCCTATTAAATTTAATGTTTCTCCTTCTAACTCTAACGATCTTAATATTTTATTAACTGTAAATTTACCATCAGATACTCTTAATATTTGTTCTCTAGGATAAATTGTTTCTGAAGCTTCGTTAAATAATAATCTAAAAAATAATTCATTACCTATTTTAGTACCTTTAGATTGATATAAAGATTTTATATTTTTAATTAAATTCCTTTTATTAATATTATTATTTAAATTTTCAGGTAATGTTGCTAAAAATTCATTTCTAAAATTAATTAAAAAGTTTGATATTGCTTTATCAGGATCTCTAAAATTTAATAATTCTTGTATATTGTTTACAGGATTTGGTCTATAATTATTAATTACAGCACTTGCATTAGAAGAAGAACCTAATATTGTTTCTCCTTTAATAAATTTGTCTTGTGCAACAACAAACAATTTATTATTATCTAAATCTTCAGCAAGTATGGTTGATGTTGCTTTTGATGTTTGTCCTGTAACTATTTCTCCTTTAATAAATTTACCATAAGAAGAACTTTCTAAAATTATTTTATCGCCAGCATCTAAAATAGTTTTTTCAGATTCAACACGAGAACCATCTAATAATAAATTATTTTCTTGATCAGTTTCAGTTTCTAGTCTTATACCATCAGTTGTTTGTACACTTGTAACCACCAATTCGGCAGCTTCCATAAATGTATAATATGTTTTTAAAAATTCTACAAATTTAAGATGATCTTCAAGTACAAAATCAGGTACTTGTGAAGTAAGTAAATTGGATATTTTATTTTTAAAATTAGCCATAATTAATAGCTAGTTGTTGTTGTGTAACCTACTCCTGCTTCTGCCGAACCTCCAACAAAAGCATCTGATTGAACTGTAATATAAGAATTTTGTATATCAATTTCTACGATTTGATCTCTTACAGGAACTATATCATTAGAATTTGGTTTAACAGTTAATTCAATTGCAGTTGATGTTTGATTTCTAATATTTTCTACATTAGTTATATTTAAAGATGTTAATGTAATTTGGCCTGTAGAATAATTAATTGTTCCTTGAGTATTATTAGCATATGTTCTAACACCATTCAATAATCTATATCTTCTTATATTTCCAACGCCATCATCATCTAAGTAATAAACGTTTGTTGTATCACCATTAATTTTAAAACCACTTGATTCTAAAATTCCTCCTTGAGAAGCATTATAACCAGATACAGGATTGTATAAAGAGTTTCTAAAATAGATATCATATCTTGTAGAAGAATTTAAAGTTGGAGTAAAATTTTTTCGTATTTTAATAGTAGTTATGTTTGATACTATACTAGTATCAGTATTGTCTATTAAACCTACAACTTTGGAATATCTGAATATGCCATCAAATTTTTGTAATGTATCTGTGTTATAATTTGTTAAAGTATTAATAACGTCCGATTTTAAAGTGTCAGAAGTTTTTGTTGTTAATCTTGAATCATATTTTACATTACTTGTAATTAAAATAGAAGTTTTTTCAGGATCTACAATAACAGGCCTTACAGAAGCAACATTGTAAGGTTTTAATGCTGTAACTATACTTGCTTTTGTTGTATTTGTAAGTGTAGAACCGCTTTTTGCTTTTATAGCAATTTTTACAACACCATAAACAGGCGTCTCATCATTTTCTCCGCCCCAAGCACTTACAGATAAAGCATTTGGATAAATTGATTTGACAATCGTTTCATAGTCAGTTGTTGTTACAGCTCTGTTTTGAGCTGCATAATTTAAAGGTGCATTGAAACGAATTGACTCTTTAGATTCTGCCGTTGTTCCACCTTGTGATGCTGAATTTGTAACTATAGATATGTCCGAAAATCCACCAATCGTAGTTGACAATGTAAAAGAAGATGCACCATTTGATTGATCTCTGTTTGTAACAATATATTCTAATATTATGATATTACCATCAGATAAAGAAGAACCTATAACACCATCACCAAAATAAATTTCAAATTTTCCTTCTTCTCCTTCTTGTAAAAAATAAACATTAGATGTACTTGTTACTCCATTAAAACCACCGGCTAATGAATAGACATTTGTAGTTGTATCTGTAGAACTGTTTTGTATAGAAACTTTTAGTGTCGTTGTGTCAGCATTTAAACTATTGATTACAAATTTTTGATCAGGATCATTTTTATCTACTGTATATCTATAGGTTACCAATGTTCCTTCATAAACATTTACACTTGAAAAATTGTAAACATCATTTACAGGAGAAATGGTATAATCTTGATTTGTTATATATTGATAAGTTGTTCCTAAAACAGAAGTTGTAAATATTGTTCCTTTGGATAATGTTAAAGTTGACCCTGTTGCATCATTGACAGTGATATTTAAATTTGCTACAGGAGCTCTGACAGAAGATGGAGTATAATTTAACATTTTTGCTAAAGATACAATATTTTTTCTTATATCAGCACTATCTAAATACATTTCGTTTGCTAACATATTAGCGTTGAATCCTAGATAATGTGTGTTATAGGCTAATGTGTCTAAAAGAACGGCAAAACCAGATCCTTCAAAATTATAATCTGAAAATTCTGATTGACTTTGTAAAAATGTTCTTAAATTGCTTTTTATATTATCAAAATCAAAATCTGATACTTCTAATTTATTACTTGCCATCTTATCTTAGTCTTTCTAAAAATGTTTGTACTGTTACCAATTCATTCGAACCAATTACATAAAAATAAATTGTCAAATCATAAGCATTATTATCATAGTTTGGTCTTGCTGCAATTTGAACTAATTTAATTCTAGGTTCAAAATTTACCAAAACCTCTTGTACTTTTCTTTGTAGGTTTAATGCTGTAAGAGGTGTCATTAATTCAAATAACATAGCTCTAACACTAGAACCTATTTCAGGATGAAAAGGCCTTTCAAAATGAGAAGTATTAATCAAATTTCTAACACTTCTTTTAACAGCTTCAACATCTGTTAATTTATTTACATCACTAGTTACTACATTACGGCCAAAATCCAAGTCTAAATCTTTGTATTTTACATTAGCACGTTTACTGTTGTTTGTGCTAGAGGCATCGTAATTTGGCATAAGTATTAATATTTATAAGATATTATGGATTGATTAAAGGATTTCCTTGATTATCTGAAACACTTTGTGTCCACGTCTCATCTTCATTTTTAACTAAAACTGTTATAGTAAATAAACCTTCAATTGAAGTATAATACTCATCTTTTATTTTCTTTTGCAAAATTAAAGCTTCTTCATAAGTTGAAGCCTCTTCTGGTTTTCCTGTTAATTGATTAAATACATTATATTTTTTCATATTTTCCTTTCTTTAAGATACTGCACCCCATACATTACCTGTAGTTATATATGTTACTGAATATCCATTTAAATTTATTGCTTTACCTCCTGTTCCTCCAGATTGTAACCATCCTACATTAGTATATCCACCTGATGCTCCCCAACCACCTCCACCTGCGGCATTACCATAGACAGCTTCTCCACCTGTAGCATTTTGACCAGAATTGTTTGAAGACCCGCCTGAAAATCCATTGAAATTTCTTCCTCCACCTCCTCCTGCTCCTCCACCAGCTCCACCCCCTCCACCATTGCCTGGTAAAATTCTTCCTCCTCCGCCTCCTGCAATTCCTGAATTACCTCCGTTTGCTCCTGAATTTCCTACTGAACCGCCTGATCCTCCTATGCCATTTAAAAAACCTCCAGAGTTAGCTCCATTTCCTCCATCTCCACCGCCGGCTCCACCTCCGCCTCCTCCTCTAACAGAAGAATCTGAAAGCGCACTATTATTGCCACCTCCTCCACCACCACCTCCTGCAATATAAGAAAGATTATCAATAGTTATATTATTAAATATTGAAAGAGCAGGGCCTCCATTTCCAGCTGACGTAGTATTTGGAGCATTAATTCCATTTCCTCCTTTGCCACCTTTTCCAATAATATATCCGTTATTTACTAATTTTAAAGTATCTCCTGAAACTAAACCATCAGTAATAATTAATCCAGCGACAGAAGTTGAATCAGACCAAACATAAACTCCTGAATTTACTGTAATTGTTATATCGCTTTTTCCAGCTATGTAATTTGTAAAAGTTGTAGGATTTAATGATAGTTGTTGTGAGTTTGAAGATATAATATAATTTATTTGTACTCTATTAGATTTGCCATAAGCATCACTTAAAGAAATAGTACCAGACGGAACATTTAATAGTGTTCTGACACTACTATCATTTAAAGAAATTATTTGAGTTGATGAATTTCTTAATTCAACATTTATATCACTTAATGAAATACTGCCTGATGATTGTAACGTCATTAGATTGTTCCATAACCTGTTACGTTTCCTATCACAGTTAAATTACCACTAGAATCAATTTTCATCTTATCTGCTCCTGAATATGAAAATATTAATGTGCCAGAAGATTCTCTAACAGACCAATTTGTTGTTAAATATCCGTTAAAATTTGACCCTGTATATCCTGTTATACCTTGACTTCCTGTATATCCAATATCGCCTTTTGAACCTGTATAACCTGAACTGCCTGTATAACCTATAACAGTGGATGCTGAACCAGTATAACCAATATTACCTTGTGAACCTGTATAACCTTGTAATCCATAAGAATGTAAAGCAGCTTCAAAATATGTTCCATTACCAGAAGAATTAATTGTTTGACTCGTTGTATTTGCTGTATATACAGTAAAATCCAAATAATCACTACTACCATTCATGTAAACTAAATCAGTTGCAATTTGAGAATATCCTGTTGCACTGTGAAGATTGGTTTGAGAAATGGTAACAGTATTATTATTTTTTCTAATTTGAATATTATTTTGATTGTTGGTAATAGAAGCAGCATCCCACCATACAACAAAAGTTACAACATAATAACCCGCTACGGTTGGAGTAAATTTTTTTGCTGTTGGATCCCACCAATTGTTTGGATCAATATCATCAATAAAGGGTAATACGATATCAACTCCGTTATTTGCAGTTACAACACCGTTTATTTTTCCACGAACAATATAAGTTCCGGCAGTTAATGTGGCCTGACTACCTGTATAACCTATTGAACCTTGTGAACCTGTATAACCTGTTACTCCTTGTGAACCTGTGTATCCAGCACCGGTAGAACCTGTATAACCTATTGAACCTTGTGAACCTGTATAACCTGTTACTCCTTGTGAACCTGTATAACCTAAACTTCCTGTATAACCTATTGAACCTTGTGAACCTGTATAACCTGTTACTCCTTGTGAACCTGTGTAACCTATTGAACCTTGAGATCCTGTATATCCAATTGATCCCGAATAACCTAAATCACCTTTTGATCCTGAGTAACCTGTATCGCCTTTAGAACCTGTATATCCTAAACTGCCTGTATAGCCTAAATCACCTTTAGAACCTGTATAGCCTATATCGCCTTTAGATCCTGTGTAACCTGTGTCGCCTTTAGAACCTGTATAACCAAGCGAACCTGTGTAACCTTGTGAGCCGGTATAACCTCCTGCTGGGCCTTGTGATCCTGTATATCCTGAATCTCCTTTTGATCCCGTATAACCTAGTCCGGCTAAAGGAGATCCATTAAGTGTAATAGTAGTAGCATTTAAAGAACCTACATTTAAATTTTTTGTTGTTGTATTTCCATTTCCTAAAACCCTATCAATAGTTGTATCTTCATACAAATCACGGATATTTTCATCCATTTCATCATAGGTTAAAGCTTCTCCTTTTACATTTCTATAAGTTATAGTCATTAATCTGTTTTATCTCCTTCATCATTATAATAAATGCCAATATAACTTTTATAATTGTTACCAACTATACCCGGATTTTTATCAAAATATCCAAAAGCAGCATATTCAAAACGTTCTGTTTCTGCTTTTGTTGGTTGACTTGTAAAGGTTAAACCTGATGCGTCTAATTCTGCCATATTATCCCGCAAATACGTTTTCTGAACCTGTGGCCGCTTTATTTGGAACCCAACAGCCGTGTCCACCTGTTGCATCTTCTTTTCTATGTACGCCTATGCCATTTATAAACACTGTTATACTTCCTTCAATAGCAGGATCTGTACAAGCACAAGTATCTCCAATTCTAACTGCTTTTTCTCCATTTATAAAAACATTTTCAGAACCAGTTTTGTAAGGAGTTTGATGATAGGGCATTTTTAAACAAGCATGACCTATATGTCTATCTAAATTTACTCTACAAATTGCTGGCATTTATTTTTTTTATCTTCCTTGGCCTCTGTAAGCTTTAAAACTTCTTCTTTTATGTTTATTCATCATAGATTTACTATGAAATCCACGACCAATACTAGTTCTTTTTGGTTTGCCTGCGTTTTTTAATGAGTTTGCGTTGTTTGCAAATTTTTTTGCCATTTTTTTTCACCTTTTTTAGTTTTTTAGAATCATTATCATCAATCATAAATGACAAATCATCAATTTTATCAAAATCAATCATATATTTACTATTTATAATCAATTTTTTTGTTGTATTTTTGCAACATTTGATTAAGTTACTGATTTAATTGCCTTTTATTTTTAAAAAATTGCATTTTTCGCTTGTTTTAAGTAAAAATACAGTGTATATTATATGTATTAACAACAAAAAAGGACTAAAATATAATGTTTACTAAAGAAGATGTTAAATCATTGTTACTTGTTGCTTCTATTGTATTAGGAAGTTATGCTTTATTTTATATCGGAGCAAAATATATGGTTGCTTATGGCACATCTAACTGTATAATTGGTTGTATTTAATGAAATCAGATCAAATTTTAAAATGGGTTGCTACAGGAATATTAATAGTTGGTAGTTTAGTTAACTCTCTTGGTTATTATCCTGCCGGCCCAATGATATTAGGACTTGGTGCTATTGTTTGGTTGATTGTAAGTATTATGTGGAAAGAAATGTCTTTAGTTGTTACCAATCTCATATTCGCTATTGTTACTGCTATAGGACTTATTATATATTATTTAAATGGATAGACCAGAAATTATTGATATCAATTATGAAGGCTCTTGGGGAAAATGTTATCTTGTTAAGTATAAAGGATTTTCTAACGTAATGTTAAAAGAAGAAATTACTGATTGGTGTAAAGAGGTTGATGATTTA